GTAAGTTCTGGCTTTTTTGTCGCTGATGAACGATTCGGTACGATTGTACTGGCTGATGTGGCTTTGCTGGCTTTGAATTTTGATTGTCGTTGTCATTGTCTGATGTGTTTAAGTTTATTGTGCGTACCGGATGCGCACCCCCCGTTTGAATGTTATGCGGTCATGTATAACGCCTTTTCTCTTGCTGTTTTCAAGTATTCGACTTGATTCCAAAATTTAGCGATAAGCGTCTTAGCATGCTCAACTGAATAACCCATTTTAGTTAATTCATTTTCTGTTCTTTTTTGCATTGTTGTCGTTGTCATATCGTGTTGTTTAAATTTGATGAAGCAAAGATACAGCATTGTTTTGTTCCAATGCAAATATTTTTTTTACTTTTTTCATAACTCGCTGATTTTCACATAGAAATTTTTTTGTAGCAACCGAATAAAAAGCGTGTAACCTGCCTGTCAATCCATTTTTTCGCCTCGTCTCGCCCGATGATTTCGATTGAATCCGTTGCAATATTGACCATGTTCACTTTAAATAAATCAGGCGTGTCGGTTCTGGATACAATTGCCACCATCAAGCCGTTCAAAGTGACGCTGGTTCGACCGGTGTCTGGGTCGTGCCGGTAATCGTAATTCAAGCCGATTATGGCGGGTTGGTGCTGTTCCAATGTTTCAATCATTTCGATAAATTTTTTTCTTTCCATGCAACCTTTTACGATTATTTGCGTCTTATTGTTACATTTGTAAAACTATCCGGGTGGAAGCGGATTCAAAATATTTCCGTAAAGGAAACACAACCCCTTGAAGTAGCAGTCTTCCACCTGCTATTTCGGGGGTTTTTAATTTAATAGAATGGAAGAAATACAACTTCGACCGTATCAGGTTAAAGCATTAAACGAACTTCGTGCGTCTATTGCTCAGTTTAAACGATCAATCCTTGTCATGCCAACAGGCGCAGGAAAGACCACCGTTGCAGGATTTATGGCAAGAGAATCAACCTTGCGCAAAAAACGCCTGTTGTTTATCGCGCACCGTACCGAACTACTCACACAGGCGCGATCCAGATTCCAGCAACTGGGACTGGCTTGCGGAATTATTCAGGGGCAAAAATCAACCATTGAGCCTTACCTAAATGTCGCATCGGTTCAGACCGTTCGAAATAGGTTGTCATTTATGAGACCCTATGACATTATAGTAATTGACGAATGTCACCTGTCAATGGCGTCATCATATCGCAAGATTCTTGATCATTTCCCTGACGCGTTTGTCGTTGGCTTGACCGCTACACCGCGCAGGCTGGATGGCAAACCACTCGGAGATATTTACAAGGGGTTAGTTAACCCTATTTCAATAAAGGATCTTGTCGAATCAGGTAATCTTGTTCCTGCAAAATATTCTGAAGCGGTATCCTCGGCAGACCTGACCGGAGTTGCTACGATTGCTGGCGAGTTTAGTCAATCAGAATTATTTTCAAGATTTGACAAACCAACACTTTATTCAGGCGTTATTGATCACTACAAACTAAAGGCAAATGGGACATCGTTCATCTGCTTTTGCGTCAATATTGAACACTCAAAGAAGACCGCAGAGGCATTTAATGAGGCTGGAATATCATGCGTGCATATCGACGGAGAACTGCCAACAAACGAACGCAAGCGACTGACAGACTTATTCCGGTCTGGGGCGGTTATGGGTGTCTGTAATGTAAATTTGTTTACTGAGGGCTTTGATGTGCCTCATGTCCAGACCTGCATAATTAATCGCGCAACTCAGTCCGAAGCGTTATTTATGCAGATGATCGGGCGTTGCTTAAGACCATACCCCGGTAAATTTAACGCCATTGTTCTTGATCATGGGCGCAATGTGACTGAAAGGCATGGATTTCATGACGACGACAAAGAATGGTCATTGACCGAAAAAGCGAAGAAAAAGCCTAACAAATTAGGGGCGTTTGGCGTTAAAACTTGTTCACAATGTCAATACATGATGCCTCCGTCGGTTAGATTTTGTCCTGAATGTGGGCATACTGATTATCAGCCAATCGAAAATAAAACCACAGAAGCGGAGATTTTTCGAGATATTACCGCCATTGACCGCCCGAAAAGACCTGAACATTTGCGGAAAAAATATACCGAAATGAATGAGTCAGAATTAAGGCAAGTACAGCAGTTATTAGGGTACAAGGACGGTTGGGTTTATGCAATGTTGAAAGTCAAAAATAAGTACCAAAACAAATAAAACAGGATCATTCACAACAAAAAATAAAGATTATGTCATACATCTCAATTTACAAAAACGCCAAGGATTCGATTTCAACCGATACCGAACATATTGATAATTTTATTCATTCGGTAAAATCAGGAAGATGGAAAGAAGCAGTCGAAAAATATAGGTCTACTGGAGATCAATCTGATAAAGAAAAACTCCCAATGGTGACTATTTCGGGTCAGTTTCAACGACGCAGGGCAGACGCTCTTATAAAGCATTCCGGATTTATTTGCGTAGATATTGACAAACTGCCAATAGAAGAACATTTTCTTTTGTATCAGTCAATTTGCGAAGATAGTTACACCTATGCCTGCTTTTCTTCCTGCTCAGGAAATGGGATTGCCGTAATTATAAAAATAGACCCCGCTCGGCACTTGGACGCATTTGCCGGACTTGAAAAATATTATGCCGAAAAATTTGCAACAATTATTGACCGATCATGCAAAGACATAACTCGTTCTCGGTTTGTATCATACGATCCACACCTACACCATAATCAAAAGGCTCATGTATTTAAAAAATACATCCCCAAGAAAGAAATACCCAAATCAACGCCGCCACCGGTATATTCAACCTCTGACTTTAATCAAATAATTGACCACATTGAACGCAATGCCGTCGATATTACCAATTCGTCCTATCATGACTGGTATCGAATTGGATTTGCTCTTGCAGACGAATTTAAAGAGGCTGGTAGAGGATATTTTCATACTATTTCACGATTTTCGCCAAAATACGACGAGAAAAAAGCAGATCATCAATATAACGCCTGCCTCAAATCGCGCGGTTCAGGTTTGACTATTTCTACATTCTTCCATTATTGCAAAGTTGCTGGCGTCCCGATTCGTTCTAAGCAGACTGTTCAGGCAATGCGAGTTTGCGAGCAAGCAAAAAAGCAAGGAAGAACAATCGAGTCGGCTGTTAAGGTATTGACCCAACTGAATGGAATGGATGCCTTAGAGGCGTCCGAAATAGCCGAAAAAGCATTTAAAAGAGAATATTCGCCTGAGTCTGGAAACAATATTGTCAAAGAAATTGAAATATATCTGAACTCTAACGCGTCGCTTAGGTATAATACGATCACCCAACGGATCGAGAATAACGGAACGGAAATATCTGACAAGCAAATTAATTCCATGTATCTGGACATGAAAGAAATAGTTCCAAAACTGCCACTTGAAACATTTAAGATATTTATTAACTCTGATCGCGTCACTCCATACAATCCGCTTACAGAGTTTATTGAAAGCCACTCCGACCGCACGCCAGTCGGATCAATTAAAGAGATGGCAGACTGCATACGAGGGTATAACGGCTATCTTCCGGATGGCGAATTTATACCTGACTTTATTGAAACTTTCCTGACCAAGTTTTATCTGGGTTTGATAGCAGGTGCATTTGGTCATAAAATGCCACCAATTATCCCGATTTTATGGGGGAAGGAAATAGGCAAAGGAAAGACTTGGTTCTGGTCAAATCTACTTCCGGAAGACTTACGCGAGCGTTATTTTCAAATATCGCAAATGGATCAAGGAAAAGACGATGACATTCTACTTTCGAAAAAATGGTTAGTGTGCGACGACGAATGGGGCGGTAAGTTTTCAAAAGACTCGAAATTTATGAAGACAAAAGTCGGGCAGAACTCTTTTACCGTTAGGAAAGCATACGCACGGGAACACGAAGAAATGAAACGCGTGGCAATGATCTGCGGAACATCCAACGAGCGCGACCTGATTCAGGAAACAAATAACAGGCGGATTATTCCAATTAACGCTCAGGAAATAGACCTTGACCGGTACAATGCGATTGATAAAATTGATCCGCTTATTGAAGCATATCACCTTTACACTTCTGCCGGTGAGTCTCCGTTTTTGTCGCAAGAGGAAAACAAGTTGCTCAACGAAATATCAAAACAAAATACGACAACCGATTTTGTGCAGGAAATGATCATGAAGTTTTATGAGCCAATTGACGATCCGCTTGATCCAAGAACGGTACTTTTGACTGCTACGGAAATTCACGACTACATTACCAAGAAAATGCCTCACAGCAGAGCGTCGGTTGTTCAGGTTGGAAGAACATTGCAACGGCTTGAATTTATGCAACACCACGACGGGAAAAAACGCGTTTACTTGGTCAAAAGTATTTCAGACACGGAACGATAAATTTCTTCTTCGCTTCTTAACACCTGCACATTTACGCCCTGCTCAGACCACTTCTGATGCAGGGCTTTTTGTGCTTTGGACAATACGCCTTTTTCCGTCTTTACCTCAAACCAGTAAACACAACCATTCCAAACAAGGCATAAATCTGGAACGCCAGCAATAACTCCCATCCCTTTAAGCATTGCGCCCTCTCTCGCGCTTCCTGACGCCCTTTCGTTTGCAATGTGGAATAAACACCCGCGCGACTCGGGAAAGTTGTTCCAAAGGCGTAAAAATGCGTTTTGTTGGATTCTGGCTTCGTTTGCTTCCATGTAGCAAAGTTAGTGATCTGAATCAACCCTAACAGATAACAGATACTAACAGATGGTTTTTTTATCTGTTAGTGCGTGTATCATATTGATTTGTAATATGTTAGATGTGTTTTCTAACAGATTAACAGATTTTGAACACGACATCAAAATTTCTATAAAAAAAATAAATCATCAATGAATAAAAAAAATAAATCTGGATAAGTGAAATATCAAATATATCTGTTAATCTGTTATTTATATAATATAATATATTAATAGTCAATATATTATATAGTTCTAACAGAAGTAATAACAGAAGACTAACAGATAAAGTCTGTTATATCAATGAGTTATATAAAACAGGACTGAATATCAATAGGTTACAAAACAAGCAAATCCGGCAGATATGACTATTTGAGCATGATCGGCAAAAATCAATACATTCTGGATCATTTGAATTATTACCTTTGCTTATACAGGTTTTTTGATTCTACCATTTTTTTTCAAGAGTTTAGAGTAACAACACCCAGTCTCCCCGACTGGGTTTGTTTTTTTCGTATATTTGCATAGTTAGCACAACTGAACTATGGCAAAAACGAAAAAGCCAATAGGGGACGCCTCGCCCCAGATTGAGGTAAAAAAGAACGGCAGACCGACAACTTACACGCCTGAGTTGGGATTGCGGATATGCAACGAAATATCCTGCTCTGAACTTGGGTTGAATAAACTACACGAACAGCACGAATGGTTTCCAGATAGGCAGACCGTTCTGCTTTGGCTTTCCGTGCATCCTGACTTTTCTGCCCAGTACGCATACGCAAAAGAGATGCAGACCGAGTTGTTGAGGGAAAGAATTATTGAGATTGCAGACGATTCGAGCCAAGACGAAATAATCTCTCCCAACGGCAACCGAATCGAAAATCGGGAATTTACGAGCCGTTCAAAATTGCGTGTCGAGACTCGAATGTGGCTAATGGAAAGACTCGCCCCGAAAAAGTACGGCAAGCAGGTTGAGGCAGATACGGAATCGAAAGACTACCAACCGCCTCAAATTAACCTGCATATTTCACCCGAAGCGATTAAAAAAGCATCGGAGGAATAATGCCCGAACTTAACGAAGCACAGCAAATAGCGTACTATTCCTCGCACCACCTCGAAGCGGAAGAGATACATATGCTGACGGGCGTTGGAGTGGGCAAAACTTATTGGCTGGCTATTGATTTAATTCCTGACCTATCCGTTCCGAATTCAAAGCACTTGATATGCTCGCCAACATTCGCCATGATGAAGACTGCCACATTCAAGAAAGTTCAGGAGGCTTGGGAAGAGTGGGGATTGCGTGATGGCGTGGACTATGTCGTGAACAAGCGTATGTCGGGCGTTAAGCCTTATTCGGGCATTAGTTCCGATAAAGTAATTACATTCCGATGGGGGTCTTATGTCGTCCTAACCCACCTCGATAACTACAATGTCGTGAACGGGTCGGAATGGGACACCATAAGCATTGACGAGACCCGAGATGTGCGGAACTTCCAAGAAGCGTTGGACAAATGCCGAGCAAGGACGAGAGGCACGACTTTCAAGAAATTAGGGTTACGCCACCGCATCAAGACCGCCACAACTCCTCCCGACAATGTCGCCTATTATCGGGAATTGGAAAGTCAAGCCAAGACCAGCAACGGACGGATTAAACTAATCCGAGCCGAGTCGTATGCCAACCAACACAATTTAAGACCCGGCTACATTGAGCAGTTAGAACGCACCCTCGACCCGAACTCATTCAAGCGTGAGGTCTTGGGCATGCTCGTTACCAAACAAGAGACCGTCTGGGCGTATTGCTTCGAACATAAGAAGCATGTGGCGGATATTCAGGAAAGACCCGACCTGCCTATATTCGTATCAATGGACTTTAATGTTAGTCCAATGACCTGCATTTACGCACAGCACGACCCAAGCCGAAATAGAATCAGGATATTAGGCGAAGAACGAATCATGAACTCGGATGTGTACGAACTATGCGAACGCATCCGCACCAGATACCCCGATACTGCTCGTCTCATCCTAACCGGTGACGCATCAGGAAGAAACCGCTCAGCCACGATGAAAGGCGTAACGAACTGGAAAGCGGTCAAGGGCGCGTTAAAACTATCGGACGCTCAGATACGCCTGCTCTCGTCCAATCCGGACAGCAAGGACACCATCGTGCTGATAAATTCGATGCTATCGAAGCATCCTGACATTGTCATTAACCGAGCGTGCAAGTATCTGGTCGAAGATTGCGAAATGATGCAACGGGGAGACGACGGGAAGAAGATTGCCCCAACTAATATGCACGGACACTTATTCGATTGTTTTATTTACTACCTCTGGACATTCCACCGTTCATTTTTGGATAGGTTCGCAAAATCGGGTAACTTTGCAAGCGTATGAGCAACTTAAAACCAATTTACACTGACGCATCAGGCATCGAGTGGCGAACATTCGAAACTTGGGGCGATATACCAGCGAATCGGGTAATCCCTGCCGACCTTGCCGTTCGCAGGGCGTCTATGGGACTGACCCCAGAACGACTCGTCAAAGCGTTCAAGGAGATTAAAGACGACCTGAACAGGGGCGATATTGTCGGAGGCTTCTCCAAGTTCGACCAACTTGAAAGACGCATCAATGACATTCCAGACGAGTTGCTTCTGCAGGATTTGGCTTGCGTGTTCGTTGTCCATCCTGACGAAGACCCGATGGACTTCGACCCGAAGATGCAACGGGTAAAACTCGAACTATGGGCAAAAGATGACGATGCACGGTTTTTTTTTATTCAGTTGGCAGTACGCTATACAATGGACTTATCGGACATCTCCGACGCTTATATCCGTTCGCTTATCCTTCAAAGGACTTTGATGGAGTCGAGCGACCCAAGCACGAGTATCTTTCCCTTGGAAGAAACTGGGCTGACGAGTTCAGCACTTTCGTGACCGAGGTGAATCTAATGCACCGGATGCTTTGTAACGGGTCATTGACCGAGATTAAAATGCTCGAAAAGATGGGAATCGAGGAGTATGCCAGCACTATCAACGCATGGAAGTACGAACTGCATTTGAAACAAAAAAGCGTCAAAGTATGATAGTTCTGGTCTTTTTAATTGGCGTCATTTGTGGTATTGCATTAAGGGAATCAGTAAAGGATTAATATGGGTATAGGACGCAAATTAAGAAGAGGGACGATACGCCCTGTTTTGGATGTAAACGGGAATGTGCTGTTTTTTATCGACAAAAAAGGCAGGCGGATTGACCCGCTGAAACAAATATAAGGAGGTTGCGTTTAAGGGGGTATGATAACAAGAACCGAATACGAAAAAGCATTAAAAATTGTCAAAGAATATAATAGGCAATCTATTTTTGAAAAGACAATTGGTCATTATGACAATGACAAAGAATTAATAAAAAAATCCCCTTTGCATGAATTTTTGTCTATTAGGGTTGCAAATGCTTTGTTTTCTCAAAACGGCATTTATATTAGTAGGTGGGATTCAAAAGTTGAAGATTTATCAAAATTATCTCGAGCCGAATTGTTTAGAATCAGGGGTATAAGACATAAGGCAATTATAGAATTAGAGGCTTTGTGCGAATTGGCTGGGATTAGTTTATTGCCGTAATTTTTTCGTATCTTTGCCCTGACCGCCCCGGTCATTAGGCATCACGCCATACAAAGGATAAAATCGAATTGATATGGCTCAAAATATAATATTCCGAGTTGTTGCCGATACCCAGCCAGCAGTGGATGGGATGAATAAACTCGGCAACGCTACCAACAACACCAAGAAAGATGTTAGCCAATTAGACCAAGCACTTGGCAAAATCGGTACGATGGTCGCTGGGGCGTTTGCCATTGATAAGATAGTTGAGTTTGGCAAAGCGGTATTGAAAGCCACTGCTGAGATGCAGAACTTAGAGGTCAGAATGAAAGACCTCGCAGGGTCAAATGACGAGGCTGTAAAAACATTTGGCGACCTCAAGCAAATGGCAAACGATTTGGGTTTGTCGTACAAGTCGCTTACTACTAATTATATTCAATTTACCAGTGCTGCAAAAGCATCTGGCATGGAAGTCAATAAGGCATCAAGAATATTCAAGTCGATGACAATTGCATTGGCAGGTACGGGAGCGAGTTCAGAGCAGACCAAGAATGCAATGACCGCACTTACTCAAATGATTGGGAAGCAAAAAATTTCAGCCGAAGAATTGCGACAACAACTTGGGGAAGCCATGCCGTCAGCGTTTGGTATCATGGCTAAAGCAT